ATATGTGGCAAAGATAACACTTTTTCGCCAAAAAAGCGTATCTTTGCAGTATGAACGTTATAAAAAACGTTATTTTAAGTTCAAAAAACGCCCAAAACACCGATGTATAGGCATTTGCACGGTTTTCATATCCAATTCATCATTAATTGAAACTATGCAGAATTATCACTTTTTGCGTAGAATGAAGTGAAATGTTTATAAATAGTTTAGGAAATATGGCAACATTTAAGATAGTCGTACAGTATAAGCGTTCTGATGGCTTTTATACGGTTTACATCAGGCTGACCCATAATAGAAAGGTCATGTTCGTAAAGACAGACAAAATGGTTAATGACAAAGGTATCGTGAAGGGAACTAAAGATGTCAAAGATACATTTGTCATCAATGAGCTGATGCCCATTATCAACAAGTGGTACGACAAACTGAACAAGGTTGATTGTTCCAAATGGTCAGTGTCGGAAGTGCATAAATATCTCCAACAAGAGAACGAGGATATAGATTTCTCCGCCTTTGCTAGAGAATACATCGATTCCTTGCGAGACTCGTTGCAACCTCGTTCAATCCTAAATTACGAAAACTCCTTGAATAGTTTGGAAGCTTTCACTGGCTCCAGTAAAATAATGTTTAGACAACTGACAACGCTTCTTGTTTCAAACTGGATTAAATCCCTAAAAGATTTTCGTTCCTGCAAGTTTGTATATCCACTTTATATCAAGCGCATATTCAACGAGGGATTGAAGAAGTACAATGACTACGACAATGACATTATACTTGTCAAAAACAATCCTTGGCAGAAAATTGTGATTCCCAAGTTGGAAAGACCTGAAAAGAAAGCCATTACCATGGAGGAATGCCGTGTGTTCTTTTCCTTGATGCCCAAGAAAAAGTCCTTGATACTCACGATTGATGTATGCAAGATGATTTTGTGTTTGGCAGGAATCAATGTAGCAGACCTATATTCAATGAAAAAGAAAGATTACTTTGATGGGATTCTCCACTATGAGAGAAGAAAGACGAGGACAAAAAGGGAAGACCATGCCTATATTGAAATGAAAGTGCCCGACATGCTTCTGCCTACCATGGAAAAATATTTTTCCACCCAGGATGACGAGTTTCTGTTTTACTTTCATAAGCGAAATCCTTTAGGAACGCTTAATTCAAAGTTGAGCCGTAGTTTGAAGGAACTATGCGAGATTTTACATATAACTGGTAGCCAATACACTCCTTACACCTTTAGGCATACTTGGGCGACCATCGCACAGAACGACTTGGGGGCAAGCTACGAGGAGATTGGCTTTGCCATGAACCACATCAGCACACACAAGGTGACGATGGGCTACGTGAAGCCTGATTTCTCTCGGGCGTGGGAACTAAACGAGAGGGTGGTGGAGAAGATTTTCTTCACCAACGACAAGAGCAAGCGACTGGAGGAGCACCATCTTCCAACCTTTGACAAGGTGGAGGAAAAGTTTGAGTTGTGTGCGGACGCTTACTTCATGGGTGAGGTGGTGGCTCATGTGGATGGCAAGGGCTACCACGACACTGATGAGATTATTGACCAGCTCATGGACTCCATCAAGGACGGCGTGCCCGACAAATGCACCATCCAAATCAAGGTGGTGAACATGACCAAAGGACAGACCAAGTACTTTGAGAGAGTTCGTGACACCTTAAACACACAAAAATGACGGATTAAGATGTTTTTGGTACGCTTATTGTGTAAATTGTGTTAAAATAGTTTTATTTCGGTACGCATTCCCAACATATCATTCCAAAGGGTAGTCTTCTCTAAACAAGCGAAAATTTTAGAGAGGGCTACCCTTTTTGCGTAGTTAGCCATTGTTAACAATCTTGAGGTTCTTGATGTTGATGGTGGTCTCCTCCTTCTTGAAGTTCTCGTCCAGCTTCATCAAACTCTCCTCGACCGTGAGGTTTCTCGTATCGTCGCTGTTGAACGATATGGACTGTAGCTTAGGGGCGACGTATGGCAGGAACTTGGCAATCATCGCCAGCCTTCCAGCAGGCTCCTCGATGGCGTACAAGTCCTGTGCGAGCGAGAAACCTTTCTCGTTCATGCCGTTGAGATAACCAGTGATGGCATCCTTCAAGCTCTCACGCACCGCCTTCGTCACCTTGTTTGGCGTTCCAGCCTTGCGTCCTCCAGTCTTCTTCCTTTTCTCCTTTGGAGTCTTGTTGTTTCCTTCTTCTTTCTTCATTTGCTTCGGTGTTTATGTGAAATCGAGTGCAAATATAGCGAAAACTTTCAATAGTTGTGCTCTGAGTTGCGCAATATATCGCAAGAGATAGTGAAAAACACATTACTTTTGACGCATGTTTAAACATTTTTATATTCGGATATTATGGGATTGATAGGAAGTATAGCTGGTGGACTCACCTCGGCAGTGGGTGGCGTTCTTTCAGCAAAAGCAATGAACAAGGCATACGACCAAGCCTTGAAGACATATCAGAACCGTATGCAGGACGTAAAGGACCATCGTGATGCCCTCTACTACCAAGACCCGACGCAGAGCGCAGAGAACCAAGTGGCGGTGACGAACGCACAGAAGGTGCTTGACGATGCCACGAAGAAAGCCAAGGGCACGAACATCGTGACAGGTGGCAGCGACGAGTCGGTTGCGCTCAGCAAGCAAGCGGCGCAGGAGCAGGTGGGCAAGATGATGCAGGACGCAGCGGTTCAAGGTGCTCAGAACAAGGAGAACGTATGGAACAACGCCGACAGCCAGATAGGCAAGATGACGGAGTACATCGCTTCCACGCAGAAGGAACGTGGCATAGGTCAGGCTAAGGCAATCGGTCAGGCGGCAGGTGGGTTGGCGAGCGCAGCCAACAGTTTGCCATGGTAAGGGAAGGAGGTAGATATGGGAGTATTCAAAAATATATTTGAGAGACAATCGTCCTCGCCGATAACTCCAGTGACGGACTTTCCTTCAAACGACGGCGGAACGTCCGCCCCTTCCCCTGTAGTGGAGGCGGCGAGTGAGCTGCAAACCACCCCTTCTGATTCTCCAACGGATTCAAGCGTGGCGACCCCTTCGCCAACAGGAGAAAGCACAACGCCTTCTCCTAGCGTGCCAAGTCCTCAGAACGGAACGCAAGGCGTGAGTTTCACGCAACAGCCAACGGCGGAAGTGGCGCAGGTAACACCTGGGCAAGGCATACAGATAGACTGGAGCAAGCCCTACAGCCAGATAGAGCAGAACCCTATCTTACGCCAAATGACACCTTACGACATAGCCAAGGATTTTCAGAAGAATGGCGATGGCAACTATGCCAACTTTTACCAGTGGCTCAGCAAGTACGGCGACCCCGACAAGACAGTTGAGGCAAACGACATACTAGCGAAGAAAGCCGAGCGTCAAGCCAAGTGGGAACAGCTAGGAAATCTTTTTAGTCATATAGGAAACTTTGTCGGTACTGCAATCGGTGCACCTTCTCAGCAAATAGAATCCGCCAAGGAGCTAACCGAACGTCAGCGCAAGATTCGTGAATCCACCGATGCCCTTCGTCAGAAAGGCTACGACCAGATGATGGTGAACATCTGGAAGGAGCGGCAGGACAAGCAAGCACAGATGCAAGCCGATGCAGCAGCCAAGGCAAAGCAAGCGCAAGCCGAATACTATGGTTCGCAGAAGAACCAAGTGGATGCCTTGACACCTCAGAAGGTAGCCACCGAGATAGCCAAGCAAAACGCCTCGAACGCTTCGGCAGGACTGAGCACCGCCAAGACCAAGACGGAGAACGAACTTCGACCAGACAAGAAGAATCTCCTCAAAGGTCAGACCAACAATCAGAACGCCGCCGCCGCCGACCATCGGGCAGGTATCGCCGTCAAGGGCGCACAAGTCAAGCACATCAAATCACAGACGGAAGGGCAGGAACAGAAGAACGCCAACCAAAAGGATGCCGATGACTTCAACAACCTATACGCCAACGACCCAGAGTTTAAGAAACATGCAGACCGATGGGCTAAGAACAACGGCATGGCGGTAGGCAGCAACACCGACTATGGAAAGGGTGGCACTTGGGCTAACGAGAAGAACCGCCAACAGGCGACCAAGTGGGCTAAGGAGCAGATGGCACGTACACGCCGCATGACACCACCTTCTCGCAGAAACGGTGGAGGAGGCAACAGCAAGGTTCCACCTTCGAGACGAAAGAAATAAGTATAACAAAAAGATATTCAAGCTATGTATGACGAGCAAGACAGAAAGTATTTCTATGAGGAGTTCAAAAAGAACGGCTACCAAGTAGGCAGCTATGATGACTTCAAGAAAGACTTGAATAACAAGGAAGACCGTGACTGGTACTATAACGAAGCCAAGAGCATGGGTTACGATGTGGGAAGTTCGCAGGACTTCGACAATATGGTGTTGGAGCCTACTCCTTCCAGTTCCACCTCGCAAGCAGCTCCTTCTTCTACTTCTGTTCCAACGAGTGGGCAACCAGTGGCTAGCGGTCAGCAACCTCAGACACTGACAACTCAACAGCAAACGGTGCAACAGAAGCCAGTTAACGCACCTGTTGCCACCAATCAAGTGGAGCAACCATCCTCAGAGGAGGGAAAGACTGGTCTCATTTCGCAAGCCATGGGAATGATTCCGAAGGGCGTGCAGACCAGCAACGGAACATTACAACCTTCTCCTTCCATTCCTCAGTCGGTTGTGGAAGGAAATCAGCAGGAAGAGGTTGCGACACCAACACGACAAGTGAAGCCAGATGTGGTGACAAACGATACGTCCAACGACATCGTAGCCAAGTATGGCAACTATCTCAGCCAAGGCGGTGACGTGGATGCCTTGCAGCAGACCGCATCCGACTTGTTGGCTGATGGCAGGGCGAAAACGCCAGAAGAAGCCATCGAAATGGCTAAGCAAGGTTTGTTTGGTACGGCTGACATCTTGGCGAAGCAGACCACCAATCAGTTTGTTTCCTCATTGGATGCCAACAATTCGGGAATGGTGGATAATGCCATTGATGCCCAGTGGTACAGCCACGACGTGCAGGACAAGTTGAAGGACGAGGCTACACGCATGGGTATCAGCTATGATGACTACATTGCCCACTTCGTGAAGCCAGCCATGGTGGAGAGCCTTGTGGAGAAGTATGGCAGCAACTACCGAAAGATAGCCGAGGACGTTGCCACACGCCTTTATGCTCATGAGGGTGATGTGGATAGCCAGCTAGAGCAAAATGACAACTACAATGATGCAGCGTCCATCATCAACCAATTCATCAAGCAACCAGTAGCTGATGCCATCAATAAGGCTGAGGCAGAGGCAAATAGCTATTTACAGAAGTACAACGACACCTATAGTGGATTCTATTCTGTAGATGCGGCTTCACCTCAGACTGCAACGGCTATGGGTGAGTACAACAAGATGCGTGACCCTCAGAAGGTTCTCAACTCGCTTACCAAGCAGTTGAGCGGTATCGTGGATGACCCTGATTTCACCTTGGCGTTGGTCAAGGTGATGGACAAACGTGGCTATAGTTATGACAAGATAGATGATTTTGTCAAGACATACGTGAAACCTATGCTCAACGCCTCTATCAAGGGAGAACTTGACCGTTTGGAAATGAAGAAGCTCATTCCTCATAACAGTTTCGAGTACATCATGAAGACTGGCTTGGGCAATACTATCGTTGGCAAGGTGTCACGCAAACTGATGCAGACCGATTATCAGAATTGGTTGGAGGACATGGCCAACCAACAGTATCAGCCTGGATTTTGGGAGAACGTGGCAAGCGGTGCTCTTACCTTCGCTGGTGACGCTTGGAGTTATTGGCTTCCTGGTGCCGCTGGTGGCAAGCTTACCAAGGCAATGTTGGCGAAGGCAGAGGGCAAGTTAGCTGGTGACCTCATGGCTAAGGGCATGGAACGCAAGATGGCGGAGCGTGCAGCCAAGATGCTCGTCGGAAGAAGCAAGACCACGGCGTTGAAGACTGGTGCAGCCCATGGAGCGGTAACGTTTGGTGGTCAGTCTGCCATTTCCACGCCTATCAATGAGGTTTACCGTGACGGTCAGTTTGACGAGAACGGAAAGCCATACCATACATCGGTTGAAAAGGTTCTCGCCAAAACAATAGGAGAGGTGACCAAGGGAGCTGCACTTGGCACTATCATGCAAGGTGGCACTCTTGCCAACATGATAGGCAAGGGTAGAGGTCTTGCAGCCAACATTCTCGCAGACGTGGGTGGGAAAGCCGTTGACTCCAGCATCATGACAGGTCAGGCGTTGATTGAGCACATGGCGCAAGACCCTAATTTCAAGCCAACAGGCAAGGATGCCGCCGAGAGTTTCTTGGAAAGCATGGCAAACCTCACGGCAATCGGTCTTCCTGGCATGATGGGCAAGTACGCACATTTCAAGGATGCTAGGGAGTTCAACCGCAAGTATGACTTCAACGATGAGGACTTATCCGAATTGAGAAGATTCGGCTATGATGACTTACGCACCGCCTTCGAGGACTTGGGCATCAACGGCAATCAAATAAGTGGAAATGCCGAATTGATGGGGCAACTCACACAGAAGTACATGAACCTGATGAGCGCCAAATCCGTTCCAGAGGTGTTGAAGGCGAAGATGATGGCAGTGGTGGAGGGAAAGCGTCCTCAGTCCTTCTCGCCAGTCATAGACAGCATCATCGTGCAGCCGATGGACGGCAAGGTCTATCTGGAGACATTGAACAAGGACGGTGGAATCATCGACCGCAAATCATTCTCCTCATACGATGAAGCCAAGAAGGCAGAGAAAAGCCTTGACTACGAAAAGTCTCTCAATCTCACTTCCGCTTACGAAAACGCCTACCATACCGATGCCTTGCAGGAGCACTTGGATGATGTCTATGCCAAGGCAAGGGAGAAATATGGTATGGGCGAAGGTTTGACCGACGAGGACAAAGCAGCCATCTACTTGCACCAGAATGCCAATGCAATAGGTGACATCATGCAAAAGCAGCAGAGTGGTATGGAGTTGACCGAGCAGGAGCAACAACTTCTGAATGGCTATCGCCACTTCTATGACAGTGCCTTCGAGAATAGCAGCATCATGCGTGACTATGTGCGCACCTTCGAGGATTCGCAAGGCGTGCCACATGGGACACTTCGTGAGGCTTTGGAAGGTGATGGCAAGAAACGCACCGAGAAGCAGCAGAAACTTGTTGAGGCATACCAGAAGCAGCTCTATAACGACATCGTACTGAAGCGTGAAATGAAACAGACGGTGGATGACCTTTACCGCCAGTCTCATAGCGAAGGGCAGAAGCAAATCGGGCAAAGCGGTGTTACAGCAGAAGGAGAAAATCCAACAGAAACGACACCTCAAACAACTCCAGTGGAAGAAAACGGTCAAAAAATAGCCGAAAATGTCCGCAATATAGCCGAAAATAGCCAAGAGGTAGCAAGTGGTGTTCCTCCTACAGAGCCTCCAACGACTCCGCCAACACCTCCAACCCCACCTTCTTCATCAGTAGGTGGTGAAACTCCTTTCGTCAGTGATGCGTACAAGCGTGGTCAGGATGCGGTTGCCAATGTAGATAGCGAGACCTTGACGGCAATAGACCATGCCGACGATGTGGCTGAGGCTAGGTTGCAGCGTGCCTTCAAGGGGAACGAGACCTTGCTACAGACGATATACAATGCTATTGATGAAGGTAAGGACATGGAGCTGTTTATCGCCCAGAAAGCCAACATGCTCAATGAGGTGCAGCGTGATGCCATACGCAAGTATGCCGACGCACATCAAGCCAAGCAAGGTGTGCTCTATGGTATTGACCACGCCGATGATGGCTATGCCGAGGCTATGACAGAGCAGCTTTGGCCATACGCCACCGAAGACGGAAACATTGTTCCTGTTACCCTTTTGGATGGTACGACGGCATTCTTGAAGAAGGCTAACGAGTATGGCGGTACATTCGTGACCACCACTGACGAGAATGGTCAACCTACGATTAGGCAGATACATACATATGAAATCAAGGAAATAGGCAACCCAATTCCTTTCCAAGACTATGTGAACCAACTGGCGGAGCAGAATCATGCTGCAACTGTCCAGAAGTTCACTTCCATGTTTGACGGAAGCAACTTGCAACCAGGGCAAACCGTGGAGATAGCCATGGAGCCAGGAGCTGACTCTATTTCCATGTCGTTTGCAGGATATACCCAAGATGGGCGTATTGTGCTTTCTGACGGCAAAGACCAAATAGCACTCACAAAGGAGGAGTTCGCACAAATGCGCAACAACGCCATGCAAGCGTCCATCAATGCCGAACTTGACGCAGAGGAGGTGCAGCGTGAGAACGATGCCGTTGCCAAGGCTGAGACCGAGAAGAAACAACGTTTCGCTGATGGAATCGTGGGATATGAGGACGGCAAGATGGACTATTCATCCAAGGAGTCAGACCCTAAGGTGGTGGCTGAGTACTTGCAGGACGAGTATGGCGAGGATCATGGGAAACTGTTGAGCCTTATCAATGGTAGTCGTGCCGACATCAAGGAGCAACTTGACAACAAGAGAAAGCAAGCAGCCGAGTACGAGGACTGGCTTGACACCAATGCCGACCTAGACCCATCGAAGGTTCAGAAGGTGACAGACGAGCTGAACCTTGTGAAAGAGCAGATGGATGACCTTTCCACTCGCTACAAAAATTGGAACACTATCCGCAATTCCGTGATGACTCCCGATGAAATCATGGCGATGAAGGATGAGCGCACCAAGACAATCAAGGACGTTGGTGTGGATGAAAGTGCCATCGCTCCTTCCGATGAGCGTGAGGTCTCTGTTTTGTCAAATGACGAATTGAAGAAGCAATATCCTACTTTGGATGAGGCTAGCAACCATATTGCCTCTGAGCGAAAGCGTATCTACGACTTGCAATCCAACGAGGTTCAACCTCAGATAGATGGGATAAAGGATGTGTTGGAACAATACAAGAACGGTGAGATAGAGCTGGAGCCAGAGCAAATCAAGGAAATAAACACCACCAAGGCTCAGTTGGAGGCACGTCAGCAAGGCTTGACCGACTCTGCCAAGGAATTGAAGGCGCAAGCAGGAAAGTTGAATAGGCTTTATAAGGATGAACTTGATGCGGAGGGAATGTCAAACTTAGGCATGACCCCATCAGAGCAAAGACGTGAGCAAGTCAAGAAGGCTTTGGCAAAGGGAGATATGAATGCCATCGCCCAAATTTACAAGGACGCTCCAACTGATGTTACCGACCTGACACCTCAGACATTGGAAGAAGCCATATCCGAGCGTCTTCCTGTTCATGGCGTCAATGCGGAATCCTTGCAGCAGGAACTTGGAAAGGACAACTTCAAGTATGGCATAGGCAAGGGATATGACTCCAACAAGTTCAATTATCTTTTGGCCAAGAAAGGCGAGGGTGAGACTGTAGCCAGCATTTCAAAGCGTGTTTGGGAGAACCTTCCTCCAAACTTGGAGAATATGGGTTATACTGACCAAGATGTTCGCAATGCACTTCTTGATATGTTCAAGACATACGACAGCGTGAAGGACATGATGAATGTCGCCTTGATTAATCGAATCGCACAGGCGGAAAACGAGCTTTCTACTGAGGAAGAGTATTATGAGGCTCAGAAAGACCGTGAAATTATCGAAAGACAGGCAGAAATAGAGGCGTTTGATTCGTTTATTCAAGATAAAGCAGTATCTTTGCCATCTGAAAGCGAACTGAACAACATCTATGGTATGGAATATGACCAAATCATGTTTGAGCAGGAGCGTGAGAATCAATATAAAGATTACGTAAAATCAATATTACCAGAACTATCAGAGTATGATGACAGAAGAACAGAAGCAGAGAATGCAGGAGGCGGTGGACTGGATAGCGACACTGCACGGAGAGGAGTTGTTGAAGGAAGTAGCCAAGGCGAAGAAGCTGGCAGACGAGAAGTTTCTGATAAGTCCTCGCCTGAAACAACATCTAATCAAGTCAGCGAAAGGCGACCAGAGACTGGCAGCGTGGAATCTAGCGAAGGCACAGTTGATAGAACTTCACATCTACCGCAAGAAGCATCCTTCGGAGAACGTCTAAAGAACGCCATTGCCGAGACGGAAACTGAGCCTACTGAGGCGCAGAAGAAGGCTGGCAACTACAAGAAAGGTCACTTGAAGTTTGGTGGCTATGATTTCACGGTGGAGACACCTAAGGGCGTAACCCGAAGCGGAAAGGACGAGAACGGCAAGCCTTGGAGCGTGACCATGCACGACACGTATGGCTATGTCCTTGGCAAGATAGGTGTTGATGGCGACCACATCGACATGTTCATCAACGATGCCGCCGACCTTGACACGTTCGACGGCAACGTGTTCGTCATCGACCAAGTGAACCCGAAGACAGGCGAGTTTGACGAGCACAAGGTGATGTATGGCTATCCTTCCGAGGAGGATGCCAAGAACGCTTACTTGCAGAACTATTCTCCAGGATGGAAAGGTCTTGGTGAGGTTACTTCCGTGCCTAAGGCTACCTTCGACAAGTGGCTGCAATCCTCAGACCGCAAGACCAAGCCGTTTTCCGACTATGCCATTGTGAAGAAAAATGCCAATCAGAATTTCGTATCTGATATGGAATATACTTATGAGAATGATGTGCATCCATCTGAGGAAGATAAGCCAAAGATGCTGAAGTTTGCAGAGCGTCTTCTGAACTTCCATCAAGATAAGGAGGATAAGCCAGAATATGGCTATACAATGCTTTCGTCTAATATTAGAGGCGATAAACTCTATCCAAGCGAAAAGAAATGGTTTGGTACGCATAAGTATCGTCAAGGAGTTTCTTGGGTAGATAAGGATAATGTTTGCGCTTATGAGTTGAATCCTCGTTTTAACTCTCGTGGTTATCTTACAGCTGTTGGTGTGCATAAGTTAGTACCACTGCAAACTAATACGAAGAACGAGAACCAACAGCCTAGAATTAGGTTCAGCAAGGTATCAGACGAACAGGCTCAGCTTGATGCAGATTACCTTGATGCGGTTAATCGTGGCGACATGGAAAAGGCTCAGAAAATGGTGAATGAAGCTGCCGAGGCTGCTGGCTATTCTACCGATTCCAGCTATCAGGGCACTTCTGCCTTCAATGGTTCTGCACCTTGGGGCAATGGCTACTTCTTGACCAAGGAAGAGCGCAAGGAGGCGTGGGATAATGATGAATATGACGGAGACCAAACTTTGGGTGATTATATCCATCGTGGTATAGATGCGATGAATCTCGATTTCATAGCATTAGACCCTCGTAATTATCGTGCAGCTGACCCTATGCGCAAGGAGGCTATTGATAACGTGCGTAACGCTATCCAGAAGAAGAGTGAGACTATTACCATGTATAGAAGTGTTCCTTCTGATGTTAAGGAAGGTTCTTTCAGAAATGGTGATTGGGTTACTCCAAGTCGTGCTTATGCGGTTGATAATGCTAAGGTTCATGGTTGGGGTGATAACTTCAATATTATTGAACAGAAAGTTCCTGTTGATGAAATATGGTGGGATGGTAACGATATAGCTGAATGGGGCTATGGTCGTGAGGAAGACTATGTTAATGACACAGACTTCGCATATAAGAACACCAAGAACAACCGAAAGTTACTTGATGCCGTCACATACGATGACAAGGGAAATGTCATTCCTTTGTCTCAACGTTTCAACTCTCGCAAGTCCGATGAGCGTTATCAGAAGGGCAGCTCTGCCTTGAAGCCGACACATCAGGAAGAGGTGTTGCGTGATGCCGTCATCGACAAGTTGCGTGAGAGCGGCATGGACGTTATTACCGACGTGGAAGAGGGACAGAGGGTGCTTGACGCTGCAAATCAAGAAGGCAAGCGAGTAAGCGCACAAGCCATACTTTCCAACTTGAATGATGTTGCAAATTTCATCAGAAAGCATGTTACAAAAGCTAGAGGTGGACAGAAGGAAATTTTTGTTCCTCAGTCTGTAAATAGAAAAACGGAAAATATCCTGCATCATAAGGTTAAAAAACACTTAATAGATGTTGGTGGCTTAAATCATGCCTACAAGAACCATGGCGAGAATGGGAAGAAGTTAGGAGAAGGTGATATTCCTTTGGCAAAGGAGGATATGGAACTTGCTCCTTACATTCTTATTGCTCCTGATGAGATTCTTCCTGGTTCAGAGAGTTACGGAAGGCAATCCGTGCGATATGTAAAGCATCTTAGCAATGGTAAGATAATTTACATAGAGGCAGAGGGTAACTTGGACGGTGATGAATTGGTATCAAAAAATATGTGGGCCAATATTGACCCACATAATCGCCCTACACAGAAGGTGGTTGATGCTCACTCAAAGAGTGCCCCCAAGCTCACGTCTGAAAACGTTACCCTAAAGGAGGACGAATCTTCTTCCAATGGTGCAGATGCCCATTCCAAGACAGGAATGTCCCCTGCAATCGACGCCCGAAACGTTATCATTAGCACCGAAGACGCTGCAAAGATACGAAAAGATGCTGAAACCGCAATAGAAAATGACAGAAAAATGCACGAAAATGCAGAAAAATCTGCAAATGGTGCAAAATTCTTACGCACGCCAGATGGTGAGGCTTACGGTTACACCGTAGATGGCAAGATTTACATCGACCCTCGTATTGCGAATAGTGAAACTCCTATCCATGAATATGCCCACTTGTGGGCTGAGGCGGTGCGTTCTGGCAATTCTAAGGAGTGGGAGAACATCGTGAACCTCATGAAGGGCTTGAAGCCTGTGTGGGATAAGGTGAGGAGGGAATATCCTCACTTGGAGACTGACAGCGACATCGCCGACGAGGTACTTGCCCAATATTCAGGCAAGAGAGGTGCGGAGCGAATCCGTGAGGAGTATGATGCCATCCTCGACGGTGATGGTAGCGTCACGGAGAAGGCGAAGGCACTCTATGCCCTTCAACGGTTGAAGAACGTACTTTCCAAGTTCTGGAAGAAGGTTGCAGACTTCCTTCACATCCACTTCACCACAGCTGAGGAGGTAGCAGACCGTGTGATGAAGGACTTGCTCGATGGCATTGACCCACGAGAGGCTGCCAAGGCTGCTAAGGCTTCAAGGGATGCGGACAAAACCATGTTTGGTATGCACAACATCAGCCTTGACAAGCTACGCAAAGCTATCAAGCAAGGTGGCTTTGCTGCTCCTTCCATGGGTGTAATAGACTCCAAAAACGGAATATATTCGGGCTTTGGTGAGATTACACTGATACCGAAGGCAGAAAAGATAGCCAAGAGAACAGGCAAGAATATCGGCACTTATGCCGCTGATGCCTGGACTCCTATCTATCCTCCTGTGGAGAAGAAGTTCGGTGGAAAAGGTGGTGATGTCGCTTACGATGACATTGAATCCGTTCCAAAGGAAATGCAAGGTATCACTCGAAACGCCATCAATGGATTTATGGATGGTCGTGATGCAAACAGCTTGGCTTATCTCTATTTGCATGAGAAAGGAAAAGCTCCTGAGTTGGTTCATGTTGAAGGCAAATATCCAAAGGAACTTCATGATGAGGTGAAGGGTATCTTGGGCAAATCAAATGGCATCTATAATACTACTGATGAGCAAAAGGAGAAACTTCTTGATTTGTTTATTCGTGAGGTGTATGATGGTAATAGGGAAGAGTTTGACAATGACATCAAGAACTTCATCAAGAAGGACGAGGAGTTTATCAAGAAAAGACCAAACTCAAATATTGCAAAAAATAAGCAGTTAGATGTAGATTGGATGAAGGGACATGGCTATGACTATGGGGCTTTGTCTCGTTTCGTTGATGGCATACTGCGTGATGCAGAGACTTCTGGTAAGGTGGACGAGAATGCAACGATGAAAGCTGCACAACAATACATTCAGGACAATGGCATGAAGGAAGACTTCGATTCATGGAAAGAAAAACTCAATGACCGCTATAATGTGGAGGAGGTTATCTTTGCTGGATATAAGGCTGACGGCAATCGCAAGTATCTGCCTAACACCGTGGAGAATGCAGTGAAGGTAATGAAACAAGACGGCAAGAATGCTTCCGTTGGTTCGGCTTCTTTCAGTCATTTCGTAGCATCCATATTGAAACCTATGGGGACTCTTGACCAAATCCGAAAGAAGAAGGGCAATTTGACCGACAACTATGAGGACGTTGAGAAGTTCCAAGAAAAATGGCAACCTGTCTATGATGAGTTGGCTGATAAGATGCAACCTGATGCTGGTCCATTTGAAAGCTATGGCATGGATAGATTGGAAGAGGCTGCCACACAGAAGAATCCAAAGAAATATGCTAAGGATGAGTATGGTGTGGACTTGACTGACGAGGACATCGACAAGTTGAATGAATTGATTGATGCTGTCAAGAATGAGAAGCCTTCCATCTATTTCGAGACCAAGTTCATTCGTCCTTATGGTCTTGATGAATTTGAGAAGGCTATTGTGCCAAAGGACACTCCTAAGGACGTGGTGGATGCCTTGAAGAAGGCTGGCATTGATGTGCATACTTATGATGGGAAGGAAGAACGTGAAAAGGTTACGATGGATGCCATCAATAACTCTGAGGGCATTCGCTTCATGTTTGCAGGTGAGAAGGGAGCTGCTGAGGCTGACAAGGCAGAGGAGCAAACCATCCGCATGGATAACCTGCAAGTAGCAAAAGCGATGGAAAATAATACTCTAACACCAAAAGCCATAAAGTTTGCAACAGGTTGGGAACGTGGTGCTGATGGAAAATGGAGATATGAAATCCCTGATTTTAAATCAGAGAAGCCAATAACTGTAGATAAAGATATAAATATTGTTCATGTAGGTCCTTATGCTCCTTACAACGAACCTTTGTGTAAGTTGTCTGACCTCATTGATGATAAAGGGCTGTTTGATGCTTATCCATCTCTAAAGAACGTTGATGTTCAGATGGTGGGGAAAACGGATTTGCAAGGAATGTATGATAATCTCCACAATAACATTGCGTTAAGAACGGATATGTTTACCGTGGAGAAGAAATATTCTAAGCCATCTAATTTCAAGGACATCGAGGTTGCTAAAAAGAAATTTATGGATGCGTGGACTTCCTTTCCTGATGATACAAAAAGTTGGGCGGATTATGCTATAGATCAGTTTGGTGGATATACCGAGGATGAGTTAAAGGCAGATGAACTCTTTAATAAAATAGAGAAAGATATGCCGGAAGTTGCTAAGGTCGTGCGTCTATTAAATGCAATCCCTCTAGAAAAAGGTGTGAAGTTCCTTGGTACACAAATTTCATTGAACGATTATGGTAAAAAGGTTCTTGCACATGAAGTGCAGCATGCAATCCAATATATTGAGGGTTTTGCCAAGGGTGGAAACTCAAATGATGTCCGTAAGAGGATTCAGAAAATCATTGATGAAAACTCTGAGTATGCTGACTATGCCATTCAGAAGATGAGGACATGGACGGACTTCAAGAAAGCAGCCATGAACTTGGGCAAGTTCAATACTCTCATCAAGAGCGACAATCCTTTCATCAAGGACAAGGCCATAGGGTACTATTGGGATGCCATGAACCTGTTGGATAGCGAGGAAGGCTCGAAGTTGGCTAACGACTACGACCAACTTGGTGACTTGAACGCCAAGCAAATTGCCGAAACAGGCTATCATGTAGATGAGGCTGTCAAGGAACTCAACCGCTTGGCGGATGAAGTTTGGAAGTCAATTCCAGAGGGAAACAAAGAAGCCCTGGGTATCAACAACAAGCTAAAGGATGTCTTGAAGAACCTCTCTGATGATGAACTTTATTGGAATCTTGCTGGCGAGGTTGAGGCTCGCAATGTGATGAAGCGTTTGGATATGACTGACGAGGAACGCAGAAACTCCCTTGCATCTGAGACTGAGGATATAGATAGAGGAGACCAGATTGTATTGAATAATGGTGGCACTAGCTATTCTGTTGTGAAAGACCCTAAGAAAATAGAGCGACTGAATAAAGAGAAGACCTTCAAGATGTTCAGTGCCATGCAAGACTATAAGGGTGAGTTGTATTCACCTATGGCAGCTATCATTGACGGCAAGAGAACCGACCCAGCTAGGATTGGGGAATGGAATCAAGCAGACGAACGCCCAGACCTAGTGAACGATGATGGTACATTCACCCTTGTCAAGACCGACGAGAGAGGTGGCAAGAAAAATGGTATGGGCGATGTAGATGCAAACTATGCGCCATATATGCACACTTCTTCCTCGATGATGAACGACCAGTTTACAGGTGCATACGCTAGAGGTAATATCCGAGTTGTGGAATGGGAGATACCTGAGAGCGAGAAGACCAGTGGCTATCAAGCCGAGAAGTCCAAGAAGAAGGTAGGACTGACCCCATGGCATTCTGGACCTGTCAACGCCTTGTTGCCAAAGGACAGACAGAGAAGCGTCATGTTGTCTCGTTGGAGAAAGGCGGTGAGAGTAGTGCCAGACTCAGAGGTCGCCGAGAGCATAGCCAAGCAGTTGGAGGGAACAGACCTCGTTATTCCATGGAATGTGGTTACTCCTAACCAGTTGAGGGAACTTGTCAAGCTTGGTGTTCCTATCACGACTGTTGAGACAGGAAAGCAATCTCCTGAAACCAAGGAGAAGTTCTTGAAGCAGAAGGAGGAACTTGAAAAGGAGTTTCCTAAGAAGGCTAAGTTCGTGGACTTGAAGATGACGCAGAACGATTACAAGAAATGGGGCAAGAAAGCAAAGAAGACCAAGGCACGCTTGGGCGACGGCATGAGAAACAATGGCTCTGTTATCGGCAAGGACACACTAGATGTGGTGAAGAATGTAGCCAACACTCTTGGAGGTGCTGAGGCTAACGTTTATGCTTCCGTGGAGAGTGTTCCTGAGGAGTATCGTGCGGACGTGGAACGTGGCGCAAAGGGATGGTACGACCCAAGCAACCACACCGTTCATGTCTATCTCCCTAACTGTGAGGATGCCAACGATGCGCAGCGCACCGTCTTCCATGAGAAGGTGGGACACGAGGGCATGGAGGTGCTTCTAGGTGGTGAGCAAGGTGTGAGAGACTTCGCCAACTTTGTGTATAAATCGGTGGATGGTGACACACGTGGCAAAATTCTCGACTTTGCCGACAAGTACGACCCTGAATGGAAGAATGCCGACCGTCTCAACGAGGCAACCCAGGAATACATCGCCCACTTGGCGGAGGATGGCCCTAAGACGGCAAAGGACTTCACCCTTTGGACTAAGATGAAGCACTATCTCATCAAGGCGTTGAAGAAGTTGGGAATCCGTGTTCCTGGTCTTCTCAACGACAAGGACTTGCGCTATTACCTGATGAAGGCAGGGAAGGCTCTGCACGTTTGGGATAACATGTCTAAGGACAAGCAAGATGCCATCATGCGCCAAGCCACAGGCGATGACATCAAGAATGCGCTCAGTGACAAGGGCAGTGGCAAACCACGCATGAAGAAGGGTGAGAGTCCTATCCAATACATGAAGCGTGTGCGTGAGTGGCAGCGGTGGAAGGATGCCCGAGAGGACACCAACGACCCAGAGCCACCTCAGTTCTATGACATAGACAAGGACGTGGAGGGCAAGAAGGAATGGGAACAGCTCAACAAGGACTGGCGTGACCGTCATGGACTTGTCGGCGACGATATGCCTTCGTTGCCAAAACGAGAGGAAGGAGAGAGCGATGAATCCTTCTTCCCACGTTACAAGGAATATGAGAAATGGCAGAACGCCATCAACGACAAGGAAGACCCTATGCCAGACATGTTCGCATGGGAGAAGCAGAAGCAAGTGGAGGCAACCCAACGCTATGAGGATTGGCTGACCCGACATGAGCTGAACGAGCAGGAGACCGCCGACCTAGACCTTTACGAGGGAAAGGTATATCCAGCCGAGACCTCACCAGAGGCGGCAGACCTTGACAAGAGGGTGATGGATGCCATGGCGGAGGTGACGAGTACGGACGTGAGCAAGGAAGGCGCAGCCCGAACCGTGAAACATGCCGTCATCCACCGACGAAAGAACATGGAGGAGGCGAGTGCCGACGATGCCATCTACATCAACGACATCAAGAGACGCATCGAGGGCATGGCAGGAAGCGGTGTCTTCGACAAGCTCTATTCGGAATATAAGGGGAAGTCTTCTAAGGCAGATGCACTCGCTGAGGCTATACCTTATATAATAGAAGCACCGAGAAGAATCCGTGACTTGGCTTTCGACTTGAATAGTACAGGCGTGTTCGCCAAGGGGCACATTCATATCACTCCTAAGGACGTGAGAGACATTCAACCTTACATCGATGATTTCGAGGAATTGATAGGCAGATTCCACTACAAGACGGTGAAGAAGGGCAACGAGGAGAAACTTGTGCCAGAGTACGACGATGTACACGCCGTGAGCGAGCAAGCCAGCAAGATAGCGAACGCCATCAACGAGAACCACAAGTTGGACGTTGGTTTTGTTCCTCTTGACGGCACGGACATTTTATCAGACCAAGTGAAGCCGCTCATTGCCCATACGAGAATCGTTCCAAAGGGTATCGAGTACGAGAACCTTTCCGAGGAAATGAAGTCAACGCTTGATGCCATCCACGACTGGTACAACTATACCTACGACTGGTTGAAGGACAACCACACCTTGCGTGAGGACACTGGCTTCACCGCCGACTACGTAAACCACATCTGGGATAAGGAGAAGTCCAATCCCGAGGCATACAAGATGTATGTGGAGAACCGTCAGCGCACGAAAAGCCCGAACGAGAAGCCAAGAACCATCAGTACCTTGATGGAGGGAATCAACCTAGGACTTGTGCCTAAGACCACCGACATCACCAAGATGATGGCATACTACAGTCGTAGCAACATCGAGGCATGGGCTAACAAAACCATGCTACAGGAGGTGAGCGGCTTGAACGTGGTGGAGAGAGACGAGAACGGCGACATCATTTCGAGCGACCCAATCCTTTCTTCCGTCGCACCGTTCAACTTGGAGCAATACAAGTACTTCGAGGTTCCTGGCATAGGTCCAGTGTGGGTGTATAACGTTTCCCCTAAGCAAGTGAAGGTGAAGAACCCAGTCACAGGCAAGGATAAAGTCCTTTACTCTGAGGCTAGTGCAGCCGACCGCTTCGGGGTAGTGTTCGAGACCTATCAATCAGCACCTTTCTGGAAGTTCTTCGATACTGCTGCATCGAGCATGAAGAAGTTGGAGCTAGGCTTCAGCGGATTCCATGCAGGAGCGTTGACCGAGGTGTATATGGTGCAGAACATGGCAGAGTTCGGCCCCAAGAAGGCGATGGCATACTTCATGAAGTACATCTTCATTGACACGATGAAGACGCACCAGTTGCCATGCTTCGCCAATCCCGAGGACTTCCAAGATGCGGCAGCCCACCTTGTGAAGTTTGGAGCGACCAACGACTATGCGGCAGCCGACGTACAGGATATGTTTGACAACTGGCGTGACTTTGCCCAAAAACTGCAACAGAAATTGGGAGAGCGAGGCAAGATAGGAACGGCAGTAGGTGCTGCAACCATTCCTTTCGAGGTAGCCACGCAGATGGTTTCTATGCTCAATAAAGGTATGGACGTGGCATTGTGGGACTTCTTGCATGATGGTTTGAAACTTGCCACTTATCGTATGCGTGCGGACAGAACCAAAGAACGTGCCAAGAAATACGGTTGGACGGGCGAGCAACTAAGCAAAGCCTTGGACGAGGATGGTCAGTTTGTCAACGATATGTTTGGCGGTCAGCATTGGGATGTGCTTGGGGCAAGTCACAAGACATTACGCTATGCAGGTCGAGTGTTGCTTTCCCCAGACTGGAACGCTTCGACCACACGCCACTTCCTCGCCATGACAGGCTTTGGCTCTATCTGGAACGAGGCGACCTTGGATAGCTTCAAGAATTACTATAACCACGTATGGGCAGCAGCTAGAAAGAAAGAAGCTCTTCCACCTGAATATTTTGGTAGGAAGCAGAGACAGGTGTCAGCATTAATCTGCTATTTGATAGGCTTTGGATTTTATGAGGCATTTGCCAATGGCATCAATACCGCCTTCCGTGCGATGGACGAGGAAAAGGAAAATGAGAAAGCCAAGGAGATACGCAAGACCAACCCTAGCTACAAGAGTCCATACGAATTGGCATATCCAGACGGAATGAAGTGGTACGACTATTTGATGAGAGGGAACACGGCAGGACAGCAGAGCAAGATTTTTGTAGGACGCTATGCCGATGGCACGGAAATGTATGTGCGTCATGGCAAGCAGTTCCGTGAGGTTCCAGAGTATCTTTTCAACTCGAAGGGTGAACTGGAGTTCCCTGGCCCTATGGTTCAGAGAATGCTTGGCAAGGCGAACCCAATGGCAAGAATGGTGCTTGATGACATCAACTATTTGAGCGACTTCCAAGCCAGCCATGCCGACCAAGAGATACAACGCAAGTATGGCAAGACCATCGGTTTGCTTTACAAGGATGCGCTCTACTGGGCGCCTTTCTTGATTCCGAGCCAAGAGAACAAGGAGTTCAAGGCTGTTGATTTCTTCTTCCCATCATCAAAGGGATTCAGCAACTGGAAGGCACAGGACTACTTCAAGAACTTCATCCTAAGTGGTGACATGGAAGGCGTGTTCCTCACCTATCAGAGTTGCCAACGAAATGGACTTGATGCCGAGAAGCAACTGCAAGCTGCAATCTCTTCCATCAAGGCACTTGAATCGAAGGAAATGCAGGACGGTGTAACCTCGTTGCAGATAGCCACCCAACGCTTTGACGAAGCCAAGAGCGTGACCGAGAAACGCAAGATGAGGGAGAAGATGAGAAAGTTCCTCTCCCAAAGCGAGTACAAGGCATTCACTTGGCAAGAGGCGAAGGACATGGTAGATGCTTACCAGCAAGGCGAGGACATCAAGGACTTGACGAAAGCGGATGACAAGTATCTGATGGTAGCCAACGCCGAGGATGTGACCGAGGATTGGCGCATACAGTCTGTCAAGAGTAGCACCAAGCCTTATGCCGACCGATTGGCGGAGTTGAAGGACTCAAACTCTAGCAAGGCACAGGCATTCAAGGAAACATACGCTAGGATATTCAAGGCTCGTCAGGCTATCAGCCGTGCGACAAGCAAGATGAACCGATTGAAGAAGAAACTTGGCAAGGAAAATGACAAGACAACCCTTCAAGAGATTCGTGCGGTTCGCAAGGAATTGTTGAAGAACCTCAATGGAATGGAGAACGTGAAGAAATTAGAGTAAGCACTCGACATTTCAAGGCAATAGAAAAAGGCGGCTCGTTTCACAACGGGTCGCCTTTGATAGTTATGTAAAATTCTAACCAAATAAAAAAACAGTAATATCTAAAATAAACTTTGCCTTTTGAAGTATCAGCCGCCGCTTTGAATCATGTCGCCAGTGGTCTTCTTGGTAGGCTTCGCCCACTTGATGTAATCGTCCATGGCGGCATCCATGCGCTGCTGTTCACTCTTCGGGGATTCCTTCTTCTTCTCACCCCACAGGCGTTGGACGATGCGGTCAAGACACCATTGCCAGTCGCCGTCTAGCGTGACCACCTTCGAGCCAGGCATGACGGCAACGTCAGCCTTCGACTCCTTGCCGTCCTCGCCCTTGCTTTCCTCTCCCTTGGAGCGGATGGATGCGAAAGGCACGTCGTTTTCCTTTAGGAACTTCTCCACGTCTTCTTTCTTGTTTTCACAGACAAGGATGGACACGGATATTTTGTGCTTGCTCATGGAGGTCAAGGCTTCCTTCGCCTTCCCCACAAGAGACAGATTGCCCTTGTCATCCTTGGTGATGACGCAGGCTTCATGAACGTCAACTAGTTTACTCATAAAAATACGTATTTAATTAAAGCGGAACAAAAATAGACATAAAAAGTGGAAAAACAACGATAAGTTGCGCAACTTATCACAAGCGAGAGGGCAAAATGCAGTAATTTTACCGAAAAATATTAAGAATATGCCTGATTATCGTCTCATAAATGATATAACCAACTATGCTGAGGCTGGCCCGAACTCGCTGAAAGGCGTGAGTACGACTAGGTTCAAGCAGAGCGAGTCGTGCCTTCGCATCCTGCAATGGGCGTGCCGTTACTTCGATGACATGTCGGAGCTTCGCAAGAAGTGGAAACGTGCCGATGACTTCATCATGGGCAGACAGTTGGAAGAGCCGATAGAGTACAACGGAAGGAAAATCCCATTGCGCAAGTACATGGAGTTGCAGGGGATGCCGATATTGGAGTACGACACGTTGAGCGACAAACTCATCTCGCTTGTCGGACTGGTACGTCAGCAACGTTCCACCGCCTCTTGCCGTGCCGTTGACCCGAACGAGGAGCAATATATCTCCTTCTTCAACGAGTACCTACGTCAGAACGACAACAACAACGACCGTCAGGAGCGAGACGCACGTTTGTTCTACTCCTTCTGTTGCTTCGGCTTGATAGGCATGAAAACCGTCCACGACCGAAGGGATGGCAGGGAGAGCATCTTCAACGACGATGTGGATATTTTCAAGTTGGCGATTCCACCGTTCTACAAGTCAGACCTGAGCGACATCGAGTTTATCGCCGAGGCTCACGACCTCACATGGCGGCAAATCTTGGAGAAGTTCACCGACGGAAGCCAGAATGAGAAGGAAGAACTCAATTCCATCTACATACAGACGCAGAGCCATTACGCACCCGAGCAAGGATATTCCTATACAGGCGATGCGCAACTGAGCGGACTGGAGGACTTCTTGCACTCTTCCATAGTGGGCAAGTACCGTGTCATAGAGGTATGGACGAAGGAGAGCCAGCAATCCCTATGGGTGCATGACTGGGCTAGCGGCGAAGCTGGTTTCAGACCTTTGTCGGACAAGGCGGCAATAGAAGCCGAGAACGAGCAGCGCAAGCAGGACAACATCATGAAGGACGAGAACGGCTTGCCAGTGCTTGACGAGAACGGCGAGCCTATCACCTACGTTGCCCCCGATGACTTGGAGCTGATAGAGAGCCAACCGCAGTTGGAGACCTTCTGGTATCGCCGATATATCACCCCGAACGGCTACTTGCTCGATGCGAGGGAATCACCTTATTATATATTAAGAGGTGGCTATCGTACCTACATCCATCCGTACACCTTCCTAGCCTACCCAGCCTTGCAGGGCGAGGTTCGCAGCTTCGTGATGAGGATGGAGAACAACCAACGCACGCTGAACCACTACATGATGATGGTGAACTTCCTCGTAGCCAACGGCGCAAAGGGCACGATGGTCTTTGACGAGAACGCCAAGAGCGAACACCAGTCCTTCGAGGAAATGCAGGTCAACTACGTGAAGACCAACGGAACGGTCTTATGGAACTCCAAGAACGGAGGAAAGCCGCCTCAGGTATTGGTCAACAAGAGCATACCAGCAGGTGTGGAGTTCATGATAAACTTCGCCAAGCAGATGTCGGGCGAGGGCAGTGGCGTGCAGGGAGCGTTGCAGGGCGTACACCGCAACACCAGCGGAAAGCAATACCAACTTGAAAGAGAGTCCGCATCGACCTCAGTGACCGATTTCGTGGAGAGTTTCAACAGTTTCAAGCTTCGTGAGGCGAAGAAGAAGATTTATCTCATACAGGAGTTCTGTGACGAGCACGACAGCATCCAACTGACAGGCGACAACTTCCGCACGGCGTTCAATCCCGAGACCATGCGAGACATGGACTTGGACGTGGCTATGGACTTGGATTCCTACAGTGCCATCATCAGAGACCAAATCAACGACTTGCTATGGCAGTTGATGTCACAGGGCAAGATAGACGCTTACACCATGCTGACCAACGGAAACTTCCCTGGCACGTACCGCATACGCAAGTACTTGAAGGAGCAGATGGACAAGGCTGAGGCTCTTGCGGCGCAGCAAGCTGCCAATGGTGAAGTTCCGACCGCCAACATGCCACAGCCGTCCGCACAGGGCGCAGCCCACTTGAAGGATTCGGGCGCAAGTCTTAACGGATTGGCGGAGCTTCCATCGGCATCATAGAAAAAATACTTCTAGTTCAAAAACGATAAAAATTAAGTTTAGGTTATATTAGTTAATAGATTTGTATTAGGTTTTAAGGTAAAAGTCGAAGGCAGGGAGCTGTGAAGCCCTCTGCCTTCTTACGTTTACTTGATGTGGTGCTTGCGTTTGTAGGCACGCAGCTTCTCCATCATGGTGGAGACCTTGAACATGTAGAACTTCTGCCACAAGCGCAGTTTCTCCTCACGCACGCCGTTGTCCTCGTCGCAGCCGAGCGCACCCCACTTGGACGGCGTGTAGTAGAAGCTTGCCTTCTTGATGTCCTCCACGTTCTTGAAGTAGCGTGAGGCCTTCCACTTGCCTAGTTGAACCAGTCGCCTGTAGGAGAGCAGCCGTTTTCGGTTCGGGTCGTATGTCATGATGGCCCAGTCTTTGTGCGATAAGTCGAAGAGCATGTAGAAGCGTGGAGCACCGCCCTCCTTGTACTTGGCGATGGTCGCCTTCACTCCCTTGCGCCACATCCTTGTGGCACGGAACAACTCGATGCGTGTGATGATGGGCTGATAGAAGGCAATCATAATCTTGCGAAGCCCATTGGAATAAGTCTGTTTCATAATATGCAGTTTTATTGATGAATAATTCAATTGTTTGTCGTTATTTTCAATCTATTGGCGATTATCCCATTCCTGCCAGCTCAGCAACGACAGGTCTCTTGCGGCGAAGTGCCTCACGTTCCTTCTCTTCCTTGCTCTTGAACGGAACAATCTCAGGCACAGGCATGTCCTTCTCCACGTAGAGGGCGATGGCACGTGCCATGACACGGTCATCGTGCTTGCCAGCCACCGCACCGTAGCAATCGTTTTGCTGATAGTAGAGGTAGTAGGTGCTTTCGTCGATGGCGGCAGGCTCACGCTCCATATAGCCGCCGTCACGGATGATGCGTGCCATGGTCTTCACCACCGCCACCTTGGTCGCCTTGTTGGTGTTGAATCCCCATTTTTGCTCGATGTTCTTCACCTTCTTCAACTTGGACTGAGAGGCACTGTAAAGGTTGGAGTACAGTGGCAAGAGGATAGGGAAGAACAGTTCTGACTGGTTTCCCTCAGTATTGTTCATGCGAGAGTATGCCGTATTGTTCTCAATCACCAACAGAGCGTCGTTGTAGAAGTGTGCAATCTGTGCGCACCTCATGGCGAGTTGGTCAGCGTCGCAGTGACCGTGCCACTCAGCCACCAACTCAGGCACGCCGCCGTATATCTCATCATATCGATCAAGAACAACGATGTCGGAGAAGTCGGAAGTCTTGTGAGAGCCGCCAATATCGCAAGAGACGATGTAGCGGTGCTTGACAATCTCGCTATTGTCGGGTCCTGACCAAACCTTGAATGGGCCACCCGAGCGTTCCACCAATCTGATGTTGTCCATGCAAGTTGGGTCGGCGGCATCGTAGGAATCTCCCTCGATGTCACCCACCATGATAGGCTCAACGCCCTTGCAGTCCTCCTCCATCTCCTTTAACTTGTATGGGTCGAAGACGGTGGTGCCCGAGAACAGGAAGGCTTCCACATCGTCGGAAGGGTACTCTTGGCGCATATCGTCCAATGACTCGTATTCCTTGGACTTCTCGATGTACCAATGGATGCCTTCCAATGTAGCCCCCTTGATGTCGAAGAGCCACCAGAAGTATTTGCCGTGGAATTGCTCGTCCTCACGATTCTCCCAAAGCCAGATGGCGAAGTTCGCCTTCTCGTCCTCGTTCTTGAAGGGAAGGGTGTATTTCTCAATCTCGAACCAAGCCACGAAGACAGGGGTAAACGCCGACATGCGCTTGCCGTCCTTGTCGAAGGAGTTTGCCTTCACCCAAGCGTCGTGGAACTCGTTCTCACGTCCGTTAGGCGTTGACTCACGCACGATGAAGGTGAGCGGGTCCGTCTGGATGGAAGACGCAGCCGCCTTGATTACCTTGGCAGGAGTCCATTCCGTTGTGTTCGGGAAGAACGCCTCCTCCGTGATGTGAGCCATGGCAGCGTCGCCCGAGCGACACGACTCTGGGTTTCGTGCAGAGCCAGTCTGTATCTTGCAGTCACGTGGAAGGAGATACTTGATGTTTTGGATGGTGCCCGATGTCTTCAACTTGCGAGCGTCGTTCTTGAAAGGCTGACCGATGTCGTAGAAGAGCCACATAGGGATGGCGTTTATCAGTTTCTCGTACATGTCGAACACCTGTGTGGCGGACGAAGACTGGTGACCGATGATGTTGGAGTTCCAGTTGGTCTTCCAGAATATCTGAATCCACGACATGTAGATGTCTGTAGCGGTAGAGCCACCCCACTGGCGGCACTTCAACAGAATCACTCGTATGTGATGGAACTCGCCGTGAAGCCGCATTTCCTCAAACACCTTGACGAGCTTGACCTGTGCAGGTCGCAGCAGGAAAGGAATGTCCTTGCCACCGTCCTTGTTCTTGATTCGGGCGTAGGCGTATGCGAAGAAATAGAAGTCGTGCTTGCAGCGCAGCCTGATGATGTAGCGGAAGACAGCGTCACGTGCCTTCTCAGCATCTTGGCTTGGCAGGAACTTCTGGCAGAACTTGTCGATGGAGCCGCAGTTGACGATGGCGCAGAATTTCTTGGACTTTAGCATCTCCACAGGCAACCATAGCTTCTTACCGTCGAGGAAGTCGGAAATCGTACACTCGAACCGAAGGCCAGGGGCGTTCTCTCCAGTGATAGGACGGTAGGTAGCGAAGAGACTTCTCAATCTCTCCGTACTCTCGTCAAGTATCTCCCTTAGCTTTTTCTCAGAGATGCTTGGCTGAGGCTTGACCTTCAATGAAGACTTTGCTACAGACACGATGCTATATCTTTAGGTTGTTGGCGTGATGGATGAAACTCTCCACCTTGGCGTAGAGAAAACCGAAGGCGAAGAGGACGAGGTGGTAAGTGCCAGCTATGTGCGGCAGGACGCAGCCGATGGCAAGGAGCACGACCATCTGCCAGAAGGCAAGACGCTTGTACCTGTAGAGCCATGGCGAGGTAATCCCCATGAAGAATGAAATTATGACGGACGCACCCAAGACTGGCAGCGATGGGTAATATAGGAAGGAGAGCACGACCGATCCTAGCCATGAGGCAATGACACGGTGGGGCTTGAACTGGTGGTGAAGCATGAGGATGCACCATGAGTTGACCGCCCAATGGATGAAGCCAGCGTGCCCGAACATATAGACGAGGTGGGTGTATGTCGGTGTGGTCGGCGATACCGCCAACTTGTCGTGCAACGGAATGGCGAGAGCCATCAAGGCGATGAGGAGTATGGTAATATATAATGTACGCATGTGGATGATTTTTTATTTGGCGAGAATGAGCTTGCCCTTGCTCTTGTTGAGGTGGGCGGAAATCTTTTGTCTAATGGAGCGGCAGGAGAGACCCAGACAGGGCGCAGGTCGCAGCAACGCAATGTCAACGAGTTGGCTGATGCACTTCCGTTGGTTTCCGTCCATCTGCCTCACTTTGAGGAAGTCCGTGTAGAAGGCTTCGTATAGCATCCGTTTCTTCTCGAACGCCGCCCCGAACTTGGGAATCTTTCCTTTGAGTCGGTTGGAGACGTACCTAGCCGCCGACGTGTCGGATATGTAGTAGCAGGACGTGGGCAGCGAGGCGACAATCTCGCACAGCTTGACCGAGGTGGTGGGGTATGTAGCCACCTCCCTTGCCTTCCGATAGAGCCGAAGCATCTCGCGGTCTCTCTCCAGGTTGATTTGCGATATGGAGTTTAGGTGTTTCATCATGGCAAAGTTAATACAGCGAGTTGCGCAAAATATCAAAAAGTAATGCGAAATTTTCTTTAATTTTACCGCAAATTATTAATGTATATGTGCTATGGCAAAGGAAACGACTGAAAATCAAAACGTTAAATCGAAGAGAGACGCTTTCAGGGAGCGTTTTTCAAAGCGTTATCCCAACATCAACATGGATGATGAGGATGCCGTTTATGGTCAGTTTTCGACCGATTACGACCAGTTTGACCAGAATAACCAAAGGATGGATGACTTCAACAACATGTTGAGGGATTTTCCGCAAGCACCCGGTCTTATCACTGGCATGTCAACCCGAAAGAACCCCGACGGAAGCGAGTTCAGTTTCACCGACTATCTGATAGACAACCTAGGGCAGGACTTCATCGATGCCATCAATGGCGACGATGAGGCTAGGGCACGCTTGAAGAAGAAGGAGAAGGACGAGGTGGAGGCTAGCGAGAAACTAGCCAAGAGCAACGAGGAGCTTGCCGCAGCCATGGACAAGGAGGATGCCGAGCTGGAAGCCTTCATCAAGGAGGCAAAGATTAAGCCCGAGGACATCAAGTCTATGATAGAATGGATGTATGGTCACGAGGAAGGCAAGGAGGGCTTCATCTGGCGTGCCGCCAAGTACCAGCTCACCAAGGATGACTTCAAGCGTCTGATGCAAATCAAGGACTTCGACAAGGCGGTTGCCGATGCCGAGGACAAGGGCTACAAGCGTGGTCGCAACGAGAAGATAGACCAGCAGAAGAAACTCCATGACGGTACGAAGGGCGGCAAGAACGTGAGCGTGAGCGGTGGAGGCGGTCCAGCCTCGTTGCCACGTGAGAAGTCTGATACGGAACTTGCCTACGAGCGCATGAGAGGAATGTGACGATAAGTTTTTAAGTTTAATCAATAACAAATTTTCAAAAGTATGAAAAAGTTAAAGAAATGGTTTGGTTTCATGATGGCGATTCTCGTCATGATTCTGAGTGGTGGCAGCATGTATGCCATGGCTGAGACACCTCCAGCCTCGCCTGGTGACGGTGGCACAACTGGACCTGTGGAGGGTCCTGGCATCGGTGGAACAGGCATGAAGACCGAGGCAGGTTCTCGCCAAGCACAGGAGGAGATGGGTAACTTCGACTACTACATGGCGTATGTGAATCCGTCCATCGTGGAGTTGAAACTCGAGAGTTGCCCTATCGACCAGATTTTGCGTGCCGCCAAGAAGGTCACGCCAGTCGATTCCATCCGTGTGGAGTTCTACAGCATCGGCCAGCGTCCAATCAAGTCAACCTTGGAGGAGGACTTAGCCGAGAGCAGCAAGGGTACGACCGTGACCTTGAAGGTGGTGAACAGCACGGCGTTCGACGTTGGCGACATCATCATGGTGGATGGCGTGATGGGCTATAACGACGATGGTACAACCCGAAGCACCATGGTTCCTTTGCAGTTGCGTGTCATTGACAGCGATGTCGATAACAACCCTATCTGCTATGCCTTGAACGGCAAGAAGAACACCAGCAAGGGCAACCGCTATGACATCCCAGCCATCAAGAAGGGCACGACCCTCCTTCGATTGGGAAGAGCGGCAGGTGAGAAAGAGGTGGAGACAGGTTCTTACTACACCATGCCCGACAAGTCTTGGCAGTATTGCCAGCGTTTCATCATGATGGTGGAGCAGTCCATCATCGACCGTATGAGCAAGACACAAGTGCAGTGGACGTTCACACGTCAGGAGAAGATGGCGATGGACGATATGCGCTACGGTCAGGAGCGAAGCGGCTTGTTCGGTTATCGCAGCGTATCTACTCCAAACAAGGAGATTGGTGCGGTCTATACGATGGGCGGCATCTACTGGATGGCAGGTAAGGACATTACCGTGGGCCATTGGCAGCCTAAGATGGAGATTGACGAGAACGGCAACAAGATTCCTGTGACGGCGAAAGTCTCTAACGGAAGTGGTGGAACTGTAGAAAAGAAGGTGTATGAGTACGTCATTTCAGAGAAGGACTTGACCCGATTCATTTCAGCCATCTTGAAGGACGCAGGTAACTCCAGCCGTACCAAGTTGCTCTTCGTTGACAACCTCATTTACCAAGCTTTCGCAAACCTTCGCTCAACGAGACGTGTCATCACCGAGACCGAGAAGGACTACCAAGGATGGAAGCTCGACTTCGAGACCTTCACTTCCATGGGCACCAAGATTCTCATCTACCGTCACGACTCCTTCAACATGTGGGGCATGGACGGACGTGCCTTCTGCTTGGACGAGCGTTATCTTGACAAGTACGTCTTCGGTGCTTGGAGTCGCAAGGAGTACAACTTGAAGGACTTGCTCATTCGCAACTCGAACGGTGTGGTCATGGAGGAATACAGTTGTTGGGTACTTACCTATCCGAACGCCCATGCCCGTGTGTCACGCCCTGTGTTTGACAATGCCGACGCAGTGACCGACGAGGAGATTGCGGCTTAACGGTGCACTGATAGTTTTCTAGATATATGAACCAAGGGGATAGCAGAGCCGAAAGGTGACACTATCTCCTTACCATAAACACCATGACATATATGAATTACGAGTTTGTTGCCCACAGTATGCTCATCTTCACGGTGACGCTTGCCAGCGGACTGGTGAAGGACATCGAGTTTGACGAGACAGGCAAGGGCGTGTATGGTTTCCAGACCTCGCAGAAGGAGGTGGCTGAGGCTATCCGCCGCCATCCCCTCGTAAGGAGCGGACGAATCATAGACAAGAGCCAACCCGAGGAAGAGCAGGTAGCCAAGGCGGTGGAGAAGAAGAAACAGGACAGGAACGTACTTCGCTTCGACAACATCACCAAGGCGAAGAACTACCTTGCCAAGACCTTCGGCGTAGATACACGCAAGTTGAAGAGTCCGCAGAGCGTGAAGGACGAGGCGAGCAAGAATGGCATCGAGATAGATTTCTAACATTTAAAGCATATGATATGGAAGCATTGATGAGCGACCTTGTGAAAGAGATGCGTATTGCCATGGATGAAGTGTTACATGATGATGTGAATGACATCATTTCAGATGATTCCGATGTTGAAATGAAACAAGCGATAGAGACGGCAGCACAACAGTTGTTGTTGCAAACTCCTCTACAGATGCTTGTGCCACATAGGGTAAAGGTGTCATTGAGTGAAGGGGTACAAGATTACGATGCCATTCAGACTCAATATACTGATGGGCATGGTGAACTTGTCATTCCCGATGACTGGCTGAGGCTAGTTGAACTTAGACTGAAAAGTTGGCAAAACTCACTTAGGACATTAATGAGTCCTGATAGCAAGGAAGCTTATATGCAAGCAAGCAGGTGGACTAGGGGAACTCCCCAAAAACCAAAAGGCATGATAACGATGTCTCCACAGGGAAATCGAGTGCTGACATATTGGACTGCTGGTAAATACGAGCCAAATCATGCACCACAAGGCAAGGTGTACGACCATGAGATTGAGGTCTTTACATATATACCTTATCAAAAGGTTGTTGATGTGTTTTCTACTGACGAGAAGAATGACAAACCTATTTATATAGGAACGGCTTTAGACCTTGCTCTCATTGATGAATGTCGCAAGTATCTTGTTTATCGAGCTGTTTCCATTTATTTGGCGAGCAAAAAGGAAGAAGATTTAGCTGACAGATTTAATCAATTATCTCAATTTTAACGTATATGGCAAATGATATAGACAAGAATAGCGAGCACTATAAGGGCACGTTCGGAAACATCTATGAGGTGAACAAAAAGTTCCCAACAGGTGGTGTTGAAGGTGACTTTGTGGAAATTAACGGTTGGGCGCATTATTGGAATGCAGACCGAGGTACATGGTGTGTGAATGCCAGACGTGACTCCTATTGGGATGAGGTTATTGCTGGTATCGTAGAAAAATTTAACGCCTTCGGTGGCTCGTATTTTGGATTGGCACATCCTGATACTGTTCCTAGCACAGCTTGCGATAGAATGTTTTACTTTGCCACGGAAAATGGTACTTACGTAAATTTCGGAAGCATCCTGATTCCATGGGGAATCAGTGTGTTGTACACGGAAGACGGAAAGTTATGGAGAAGCCATATACTTTTGGAAGTGGCACAGGAGTTTGGAGAAAATCTAAACAAGGTCATTAGCCAGAAAATTTTGACTTCTGAACTCAATAAAAAAGCCAACGAGGAGGATGTTAAAGAAGAACTTAATAAGAAAGTCAATAAGACAGACCAACTAGAGACCAACCAGATAAAGAATGGTGCTATTACTTCTGAGAAAATTGCTGATGGCAGTATCACCAATATCAAGTTGGCAGACAATTCGGTAACTACGGAAAAGATAGCCGACAAGTCCGTTACCA